GGAGTAGCTGCCGAACACCCTCGCGGCCATCGCGTACGACCGATACGCTTCGGTCACGCGCTGGTGCTCACGGGTCACCGGGTAGCGCGCCGTCAGGAGTCCCTCGCGCGCCTGCTCCACGACCGAGCCGTCGGGCAGCTCGACGCGCTCGACGGTGGGGCCGAGCTGCATGGACCCGTCGGCGCGGCCGTAGCGCGTGGTCACCGCCGAGTCGGTCCCGCCGGGCACCCATTCCGCACGGGCGCCCGCCTTCGCGCGTGACAGCGCCTCGGTAGCCGCAGGCAGCATGCGCTCGATGCGCTCGAGCTTGCGGGCGTTGTCGCCGGCCACCTCGAGGATCGCCGCTCGGTGGGCGTCGAGGGTGCGCGCGAGGTCGGACACGGCCGCCTTGTCATCAATGGGCCGGATCTCGCCGAGGCGCTCGACGGCGCCTCCGCCGCCTCCGCCGTCGGCGGGCGCGTAGCAGATGGAGGAGAGGAGGCGAGCGATGTGCATGTCAGGCTCCGGATCGGAGGAGGTCTGCGACCGTCCGGACATCCGGACAGGCCAGGGGGGACGAGAGGCGGGACAGCTCGTCGCGCACGCGGCGCGTCACGAGCGCGTCAATGTACGCGCGGGCGCGGGGTTCGTTGGCGAGGAACGCGAGCAGGCGATCGGCGTCGAACGCCTCGCCCCGGGCGGCGCGCACCATGTCCTCGGCGCCCCTGCGGTACAGGCGCTCGATGACGACCGCGGCCTGGTCCGCCGGGGTCGGGGTGATCGTGCCCTCGATCAGCTGGTTCGGCCGCGTCGCGGAGCCCATGACGAGCCCCTCCTCGGGACCACACGGGCCGTCCATCGGCTCGCGCCAGTGCGGATCGGCCTTGTCGAGCTCGCCGCGGCGCACGCTGTCGCCGGGGAGCCAGCCCACGGACGTCGCGTTCAGGATGCCGCGCTTGACCTGCGCCTTGCGCTTCTGGGCAAGCTCGTCGTCCGGGTCGAAAAAGGCACGCGCGACCAGGGCCTTTCCGTCACCCATGTCCGCGACGCGGATGTCCTGCCACTGCCCGAGGAGAACGTCGGGGTTGTGGTTCCACAGGATTGGCACCCCGGCGCCGTTCGCGCGGGAGAGGTCCCAGAACTGCCGCACGATGTGACCGTCCGTCGCCTCGCCCTCGGTCGAGAGCACGAACGCCGGGCGGTCGTCCGCGGCGGCGAGCTCGGCCCCGGTGGACGGGTCGAGCAGCGTCACGCGCTCGGCGCTCACGTCCGCGAGCAGGCGCCCGATCAGCGGCAGCGGGCGGCCGGCGGCGATGCGGGCGGAGGCGATGGCGCGGAGGTCCATACTGCGACGCATACCGCTAGCGTCCAGGCGACGCAAGCGGGCACTTTCGCCCTCACCCTATCTGGATCGGGCGGCGGCCACAGCGGCAGTTGATGTCCTCGCTCGCCACGCCACTGAGCCCCGGCCCGCTCGTCGTCGCGCCGCTCGGCAGAGTCCACGTCCCGCCGACGGACACGCGCTGGCGGTCGAGCGGGCGGTGGGTCGAGCGCACCGCCTCGTCACGTGCCGTGACCCACTCCAACTCGAGCTGCACTCCGACGCGAGAGGCCTCCGCGTAGCGCGCCGACTGGCCCGACGACTGCGCGCGCACCGTCTCCGTCCTCGCGATGCGCTGGGCTCGCGGGCGGTCGAACCCCTGGTCAGCCATGAGGTTCGAGGCGATCTCCTGCGGCGTGCGTCCCACGTCGATGCCGTCTTGCACGATTGCGCGCACGCGCTCCCGCGAATAGTCGGCGGCGGCGGCGGCGCTCTCTTCGAGCGGCGCGAGGTCTGCGGGGACCGGACGCGCGGGCGGCACCTGCGAGAGGTCCAACCCGTTGAGCGCCTCGGCGGCGCCCTCCTCCCAGGTCGTGAGCCAATCGGGAGACAGACCATCGAGCCATCGCTGACGCGCCACCTCGACATCCCCGAGGACCGCGTCGAGGTCCACGGCTCCGTACTCGACGCCTCCCCCATCGCCGGGCGGAGGCGCGCGCGAGTCCCAGCCCGCAGACCGCGCAGCGGCCTCCAGCTCCCGCAGCACGGCGGTGACATACTCGTCCCGCTCCTCGCGGAGCAGGCGCGACGTCGCGGTCAGAAGGTCGCGGTCACTCCGCGCGCGCGCCACCTCGATCGCGCGCCACGCGACCGCGCGTGACTCCTCCTCCGCGTCGTCCTCGCCCTCGTCCTCGCCCTCGGCCTCGGCACGCGCCGCGGACACCGTCGCCTTCGCCTCGTCCACGATCTCGCGCTGGTGGTCGAAGCCTCTTGAGCCGACAACCCCCCATTTCAGTTGCGCGATAACGCCGGGCAGCCGGAAGTCTTCATAATGCCGCGCCGCCCACGCCTCACGACGTGCGACCCAAGCAATGGTTGCCTCTCCGCGGTCCCCGTCCACGTAGCGACTCCACGCCTCGAAGGCGTCGTTTCCGTCGAAGCCGGCGGCGCCCTCGTCGCCGTCGCTTCCCTCGCCGCCCGCGCCCCACAGCTCCGGCCAGTCCTCGCGGATGTCCTCGACGTAGTCGTACGGTGGGCGCTCGTAGTCCGAGTCCTCCAAGCGCGGCGCCTCAGCGTCGAGCCCCCTCGCGGTCCGGCCGAGCAGTTGCGCCACCGTGCGCGGCGCCGCCTCCGCTGGTGCGGTCGGGGGCGCGCCGCCGACCGCGCCCGCTTCGCCTGCGGGACGAGGCGGCGCCGCGGCGGGCGAGGCCGGAGCGGGTGGCAGCGGCACGCCGCCGAGCAGAGGCGGCCCCTCCGGCTCTGGGAGGTCGATGCCCTCGGCGCGCGCCGCCTGCTGTGCGCTGTAGCCCAGCTCTACCAGGGCCCGCATGCGCGCGATGGATTCGGAGCGGACGGCGATATTCCCCGGATGACTCGCCAAGTCGATCCGCGCGGTCACCTGGTCAGCGCGCGCCGCCCACCGTCCGCCAGCACGGCGGGCGAACTGTTGTGCCAGCGGACGCAGCAGGTATGCTTCGATGAGCCCGACCAGCCATTCATCCTGCCCCGCCTGCACCCGCTGCTGGATCGCGGCGGTGGCGTAGGTCGACGCCTCGCCGCCCACCTCGACGGGCACGACCGCGAGGGCCATAAGCGCCGAGGTACGGGCCTCGCGCATGGCGTCGGGCGAACGGAGGTCGGCCGGCGAAAGGCCGGCGTCCCTCACCTCGAGGTTGGCGGGCAGGGCGAACACGCGCCGCCCGCCGTCCGGCCCGCCGCTGAGCGCGGTAGTCAGGTGCTGCACCACGGCTTGCCGGTTCGCTGCGACGGCAAGGAAGCCTGCTCCCTGGGCGTCTTTCGCCGTTACCACGATGTCGGCACCACCCTGCGATATCATGGACGCAGTCTGCTGAAGTGCAATCCTCTCGCTCTCGATCAGCGGCGCGAGCGACTCCGCCGCTCCCGTCCCAAGCTCGGAGCGGCCATCGGCCGACCAGGACAGCAGCCGCAGCATGGACACTGACCGACGAGGGTACAGCACCGGCGCCTGTCCAGACACACGATATTCCAGGTAGTCTGTATCTTTCGACCGCACGTGCGACACACACCGCGGATGAAGGCGCGTCAGCCCGATGACGTCGCCGCCCGCGGTCACGGTCGGCGCGCAGTATGCGATTCCGGTCAGCTTCAGATCGGCGACGAGCTGTGCGATCAGGTGCTCTCCGGGCTCGGCCGGAAACAGGGCGTCCAGGTCGGCGGGGTCGGGCCGCGCGAGCAGGCGCAGGTAGCTCCCGACCCACGGCACGCGCTCCGGGTCAAGCGGCGTCGGGTCGCCCCCCATACCGTAGCCCGCGTAAACGCGGATCGGGTAGACCGTCAGTCCGAACGCGATTCTGTTGATCGCGGCGTAGACCGTCGGCGATGCAGCCATGGCGGCGAGGTCACTGTCTGCCCGTGTCGCGCTCGCGGCCCGGCCGGTGGCGATTCCGAGACGAGGCGGCGGGGTGCGGAGCGAGGACACGCGGCCGATCGCCTGACGGGCGTACGTGGTGACGGAGCGCCACGCGCGCGCGTACCAGGGCATGCGGAGGAGGGCCATGCTACCCGCCTACGGCGAGAGGGGCCGCCCCGTCAAGTGGGCACTTTGGCCCCCCACTACCTCCAGCCCATGGTCTGCCGCGCCTGTAGCACGTACCGCAGCGCGTCTATGCCGTGGTCCGGGCACGTCGCGTCCACGCGGGGCTCCTGCCCGTCGCGCTCCGGAGCCCAGCGCAACCCCTCGAGCTCGGCGAGGAGCGCGGGACAGTCCTCGGTCACGTACAGGCGCGGACGCACGGGCTCCAGGGTGGCGGGGTCCACCGTGGAGAGGAGCGCCTCGATGAGCGTGAGCCCCGCCTCCACGGAGCCCGGCGCCTTGGCGGCGGGCTGTAGCCACAGCCCCTCCTCGGCGGCGGCGGCGATAGCGCCTGGGCTCTCCGAGTCGGCGACGCGCACGACCTGTACCTCTCCGCGCCCCTCCGGCGTGTCGCGCTCGCGCTCGATGGCCCACCGGATGAGCGTCCGGTCCGGGATTCCGGGCTCGGTCGTACCGCGCCGCTCGGCCAGCTCGGCATAGACCACGACGTCTCCCGGTAGCAGCTCTCGCCCGTCACCGGTCGCGGTCGTCTCGTCCACCTCCCACGCCCACACGACGTGCGGCGAGCGCGAGCCCCAATCCCACCCCTGAAGCCGGAGGCCGCTCGGACCGGGCCGCATGCGCGGGACGACGTGGACGCCGCGTACGAACTGTGGAAGACGTGCCCCCTCGGGCGAGGCGAAACTGCCGGTGTCACGGCTCGCGCGCTGCCACGCGGGCATCGCCGCGATCATCATTGAGCGAACGTCCTGCGGAATATGGGGGTTGTCTGCCCCATGTAGGTGGGTCGTGCGGAGCCACGGCGGTGCCTTGTCGACCACCTCGCGGTACAGCCAGTCGCCACGACCGCGGAGCGGAGTCAGCGCCATGACCACGCGCCCGCGCTCGTCCACACAGCGGCTCATGGCCGCCGTCAGATTTCCGTGTCTGTTCGGCTGCTCATCGAGCAGGATTCCTCTCGGCGCGGCGCCTTCCCACGTCTGCGGGTCTCCGTCGTACTGCTGATACGCTTTCGAGACGAGCACGCCCCCACCTGGGATGCGCGCTTCACCCTCCGATCGTTTGTCATCCCACCGAAGATACTTCGTGCCGACCGGGAGATACCGCAGGAACTTCGGCCGGATTTGCTCGACGGCGGAGCCGAAGGAGGGCGAGCCGACCCACACGCGGCCCGGTCCTACCGGGATGAGCGCGTCGGGGTATCCGTTCCGCGCGAGCCACATACGGACCCAAGGCACCTCGGCGCGGCGCGCGCGGTCGTAGACGGTGGCGTCACGCCCGGCCGCGAGCGCCGACCCGTACTGCGTGATCACGTCGCTCTTGCCCGCCCGGTTGCCGCCGAGGACGAGCAGGACGAGCACGCTCGGATCGAGCAACGCGAGCAGCGCGCGCTGCTGTGACGTACGTGGTTCCGGCCGGTCCCACAGCGCCGAGTATGCCAGCGGCGTGAGGTCGCGGCGGCGGCGCAGTTCGAGCGCGGCGGCGGCGCGGCGTTCGAGGTCGGCGCGTTCGGGGGTCATGCGAATGAGACGAGCGCGAGTAGCTCGGCGTCGGTCTTGCCCGCGAGCGAGAGCTCGCCGCTGACGTCCAGGTCTAGCTGCTGCCGAGGCGCGAGCCCGAGTCGATCGAGCGCGTCCTTCGCCGCCTGGACGCGCCCGCCGACCGGATCGCCGAGTGCGGCGACCTCAACGATTGTCGACGCGAAAGCCTCGGCGTTTCCGCGGAGGATGCGGAGTGCCGAGTACTTGGCGGCTTCCAGCATACGGTCAAGCTCGGCGGCGAACGTCTCATTTTCCAGCCAGCGGTACACCGTCCCCTTGTTACGACCCAGCGTGCGAGCGACATGGCCGACGGGCTGTCCTGCGGCGAGCAACTCCAGCGCGCGCACGCGCTCGGCGTTGAGCGCCCTTTCGTCGCTCCCGGTCGCTACTCGCTTCCCCATGCGAGGGCTCCCGACACGCGGCTTCCTATCCGGCCCACGATCGCCACTCCTCCGCTTCGGACCATCACCCTTCCCCACGGTCCACCTCCATCGGATTCACGCACTGGACGTGCACGTCTCCTCCGCACGAGGGCACGTGCCGGATCGCGGCGTGCACGGCGAGGGGCGCGGACGCCCACACGTCAAGCCGGGCGAGGCGAGCCGCTGCGAGCGCGCCGAGGGCCACGCTCGCCCCGCTGCCAACCGCGGCGTACGGGAACGCGGCGCGCAGCACGGAGCCGTCCGACTGAAGCTCGAACAGCTGACCGGGCATGGCCGCGAGGACCGTGGCCGGGATGTTGTGGTCGCCGCTCGGGTCCGTGTGTCCACACCCTTGGGCCTTCGCCCACACCCGCCACGCGGCCCACAGTTTGTCTAGCGCGGCCGCGCCGGGCTCGCGAAGGGCCTCCTCGGCACCGCCCTCGCGGAGCCATCGGGCGAGCAGGTACGACCCGGAGATCCCGACCACGAGGTCGTTGCGGAGACGGACGAGTTTCGACCCGTATACGCTCTTAGACCATCCGTTGCTCCCGAGGCTGTCGCAGGCGATCACGGCTGAGCGGCCATCGATGACGGCGGCGATAATGGTCATTTCGACTCCTGTTGAGAGATTTTCAGCCAAATCCAGTCCTTCGGACCATCACTCTTCGCCACGGTCCACCTCCTCTCCCCACACCAGCCACGCGGGCGACACGCCGAGCGCGCGCGCCAGTCGCTCCACCGTCACGACTCGTGGTCCCGCCACGTCGCCCTCGCGCATGCGTCGCACCTCGCGCGGCGACAGTCCCGACGCGCGCGCCACGCTCCCGACCGACCGCCCGCGCAGCGCAGCCCGGACCCGCTCGGCCATCTGGTCCCGGCTCACCACGGCACCTCGTTTCGCTCGTCGAGCTCGTCCTGCCACTCGCGGCGCCGGTATGCCTCCACCGTCGAGGCGCGCTGCGCGGCCCTCTGGCGCGATTCCGGCGCGGCCCCCTGTAGCCACTCGCGGACGCGGGCGATCGCGCCTCCAGGGGCCGCGGAGGGCGGCTCCCGGCCCTCGCGCTGGGATGGCGTCGGGTCGAGGTACCACGCGAGTACGCGAGGGTCCGCCTCCATGTGGCGGACCTGACCCGTGAGGTCGGCGACGCGCACCGACCGGCGCGACGCGTTCCCATCCCCCGGCGCCTGGTCGGCGACGTGCCCGGCTGGACAGTCGCACCGGACGAGCCCGGTCCGCACCGAGTAGCCGCGAGGGTCCGTCCCGTCGTCGCGCCAGACGGACAGCTCGCGCAGGCCGGACGAGCACCGCCCGCAGGACGCGACGTGCTGCGGTCCGCTCGCACTGCCGCCTGTCGCGAGCAACTCCAGCACGGCGGCGATCGTCGGCACCCACCTGCTCCGCTCGGCCGCGGTCTTCACGGCTCGCGAGAGCGCCGGCCCGTCCGCCTCGGACAGCGCGTCCCGCCAGATACGCCTCGTCGCCTCCGAGGCGGGCGGCCGCGAGTAGGCGTCCGTCAGGTAGTCGAGTGCCTGGTCTACGGTCCTCGGGTCAGCCACGGGTCACCTCCCGCACGACGGGCGTACCGCGTGAGTCGCGGAGCCCCTGTGCAATTTCGCGCTTTTTGCGAGTCTCGTACTCGTACCACTCCTCACCGTCCGCCTGCGGCGAGCCGGGCTCCGGCGGCAGGGTTGCGCTGGCGGCCGTCGCCGAGGCCCGTCCACGTCCGCCGCGCGGC